AGTAACTTTCCAATAAGAGACTTAGGTTCTGTTGGAGTTATATCTGATAAAAGCTCATACAACATACCAGTGAATGCTTTTAGCGAGGCTTTGAATGTAAGGTTTGACGAGGGGAAAGTCCGTAGGTCACCGATCTTCAGAAACGTAAAAGGATCATTGGGATTCACCCCTCGTTTCTCGTATGGTGTCGTTCCCTCTACTGGCTACGACAGTGTGCTAATGATTTCTGATGCCTATGTTATCAAAGAATATAACTCAGGTGTCGTCTCAGACAGAAGTGGTTCAATCAGTGGCAGTTCAGATCCACGACCTTTTACAGGAACTACTCTGTCTTCAGTTACCTATATAAACAGGCAAGACCGAGTGCCTGTCTTTAGAACCTCAGCAGGTACTAACTTTGCTGACTTAACGAACTGGCCTACGTCATACCGATGTGCATCCCTCAGGTCATACAACGACTTCCTACTTGCACTAAACACAACCGAGGGATCCAGTAACTTCCCTACTCGTGTCAGGTGGTCTAACATTGCCTTAGCAGACAACGTGCCTGATAGTTGGGATGAGACTGACTTAACTAAGTCTGCAGGTTTTAATGACTTAGGTGAAATGCAGACAGGTATTATCGATGGTATGCCTTTAGGTAGTAACTTCATTGTATACTCCAGTGACCAAGTTTGGCTTATGGAGTTTGTTGGTGGTACCTTTATATTTAACTTCAGAAAGCTATTTACTGACTGTGGCTTGATCAATCAGAACTGTGTTGTCGAGGTAGACGGAAAACACTATGCCTTTGGTGCCTTTGATATATACGTTCACGATGGTACATCCAAGCAGTCTATATGTGACGAAAGAGTAAGGACATTCATTTACAACGGCCTGAACAACACAGCCAAGGAAAGGTTCTTTGTTCAGCATAACCCAACGCTTAATGAGATATACTTCTGCTACCTATCAGGTGACAACCTAGTTAACTTCCCTAATGCGACAAGGTGTAACCGAGCTGCAGTTTATAACTACAGAAACAACACATGGTCATTCATGGATTTACCTAACGTATCCTCAGGTACCGTGGCTAACGTAAACTCAATTGTTACCTATGCAGGGGCAACTGGTTTACAGTATGACTTAACTGGTGGCACCTACTACGCTCAGGAAGACAGCTTTGACAGACATACGTTAATGGTTGGTGAATCACTAACAGCCGATGGTTTAACCTCAGACAAGTTATATGCATTAGACTTATCCGATGAAGGACGTATTGCCTTTCAGTTAGATACCGAGGCCATAAAGCCGTCTCAGGTAGAGCGTGTCGGTATAGACTTAGATGAGACTAAAGTTCCGTTAAGTGGATATAAGGTGGTCAATGCCATATACCCTCAGGCTACAACCACTAACTCAAACAAAAGTATTACGTTTACATTCGGTGCCTCTGACGTTCCTAACTCAGATCCAACCTATGGAAGTTCAACTACATTTAACACAGGAAGTGACTATAAGATTGATAGTCGTTCCTCAGGTCGATACCTGAGTTATAAGATACTTGTGTCAGACAATAAGGACTTTGAGGTCTCAGGATTTGACATCGACATATCAGCTACTGGTGCAAGATAAGGAGATACACATGGCTAAGGATCCAAGATTAGAAAGAGCAGGTGTAAGTGGTTTTAACAAACCTAAGAGAACACCTAATCACCCAACTAAAAGTCATGTGGTTGTCGCTAAATCAGGTGACCAAATAAAAACTATAAGGTTTGGTCAGCAAGGTAAGACAGGCGACAAGACAATGACTAAAAGAGCTAAGTCCTTTAAGGCAAGGCATGGTGCTAATATTTCAAAAGGTAAAATGTCTGCTGCCTTTTGGAGTAATAAGGTGAAGTGGTAATGGCAGTCGATAGTAAAACAAACGTAGTCGTCCAAGGATATACTAGAGGCCAGTACCCTGTATTTGAAGAGGGTATGAGAAGATACCTACAGGATGAATTACAAAGAATAGAAAATGCAATCAGACAACTACAAGTAGCAGCTATCGTTGTTGCTGATGTAGAGCCTGAGAACAAGATTAAAGGCATGGTCAGGTTTGCCGTGTCACCATGGAACCCCTTATCAAATGGGTTTAGTGGATTAGTCGTTTACAACGGAACTGCTTGGGTAGCCGTTTAACATGGAAGGAATATAGTATGTGGGGTCAAATCGCAGGTGCCGTCATTGGTGGTATGATGAACAAGAGTGCAGCTAAGAAAAATGCTGCAGCTCAGAACGCAGCCACACAGGCTCAAATGGCAGGGTTTAACTTAGCAAAGCCATACCTTGAGTACGGCTATAAAGGTGGCCAAGATGGTCTAAACTATGCCTTAGACAAAGGTGCCTACAGTGGTGACACCTATGCCAACATGAACGACATGTCTACGGCAGGTTATAACTACATGAACCAGTTTGGCAAAGGTCAAATGGACAACGCTCAAAACTTCATGAACCAAGGTGCCAACTTCGCAAACAACTACTCTAACTTATACAATCAGGCAGGTCAGGATGCCATAGGAGACGCTACAAACTATGCAGTTAATAACTCTAGTCCGTTGGTTCAAGCAGCTATGCGAGACAGCACAAGACAACTTAATGAACAAACTTTACCTGCTATTAACATGGCTGCGTCAGGTAGTGGCAATGTCAACTCCAGTAGAGCAGGAGTTGCTGATGCTGTTGCTCGTAGGTCTTATGATGACCGTATGGCTGATGTAACTTCAAACATACAGGATAACTTAGCTAACAGGTATTTAACACAGAACCAAAACCAGTTTAACAATCAGATGAATGCTAATCAGGCCTTAGGTAATGTTTACAACACTGGATTTGGTATGGGCAGTAACATATCTAACATGATGACAAATGCAGGTAATGCATTCCAAACAGATTCACAGAACCAAATTAATGCTGATAAGGCACAGTTTGAAGACGACAGAGACTTCCAGTTAAACCAGTACAATAAGTTTATGTCAGGTATCATGGGTAAGGCTCCAAGTAACTCACCACAAAACATACAGCCTAATCTTTATAACCCTAATATGTCAGGTATGATGGGTGCCTTACAGGGATTTGGTATTGGTGGTAAGATCGCACAGCAGTTTGGTGGTTTTGGTCGAGGTGGTAATGGCTATCAGTTACCAACATTAGGTTCTGATCCATATGGTGCTATCGGAACAGGAAGTCCGACTTATGGGTTTGGTTAATAATGGATGCATACGGCTACCTGTCTAACTTTAGGAATGACGTAACTCCAAACTTATTAAACTTAGTTATGCAAAGTGAAACAGGTCACTTGTCTATGAAAGACAGGTTTGACCCTCGTAAATCTAAGTCAAGAAAAGGTGCCATTGGTGGCTACCAATTAATGCCTAACTTACTACCTGACTATGGTTATGGCATGGATAAGTACTCAGTAAATGATGCCTTAGACCCTATTAAATCAAGAAACATAGCAGGTGAGCTTATAAAGGGTTACTCAGGTCACTATGGTTTTAATAATGTAGCTGACACATTGATTGGCTACAACATGGGTGCCAAGGCAACTAGTGACTGGATAAAGAATGGTCGAAAGCTAGAAGACCTACCCAACGAAACTAAGTCTTATCTAAAAAGAGCTATGGGTTACATAAAAGATAACCCTGATGAATACAGCCTAGAAAAGATTGCAGAAGTCAGTAATGACGATACAGAAGGAACTACAGATATGAATATGTTCACCCCTAATTACTACAGGCAACTTCAAGCACAGAACTTTATTACAGGTGAAGGAAATAGAAGTTTAGTCGAAGACCCATATAGTGAAGGCTATGGTTTTTATGGAATGGACGCACCTGCCCCTGTATTAGCTAATCAACATATTGTCGGTAACCCTGAGAATAATAGGTTTGTGTCACCTGAGACAAACGGTGTTTTAACTGACAACAACAATATGATGTATGAAGCTGCAGCAGGTAATAACAACGGAGTTATGTCAGCTAATGCAAGTACACTTAATAACAACGGTATATTATCTGATAATCAAACGAATGGACGATATGTAGCTAAAAACATGCCTTTCATTAGTGACGGTGGCATTGAAACACCTACACTTATGAAACGTAGAGACAACCAAGATCTATCTAAGGGTGTAACTAAACCTAATGATCAGATCGACCTTAACGAAATGCTTATTCGTATAGGTGGTGCAGGTTTAGCCAACTCTCAGTTAGGTGGTAACAGACAGATTGCAGATGCTACAGGTATGTATGGCAACATAATGGATTACAACAGAAGTCAGGCCTTACAAAAGTATAAGATAGATATGGCTAATTCTGCCAAAACAGCTAAACAGGCAAGAGCTGACCAAGACTACTTAGGAACGATAGACCAGTCACTCGGTGATATGGATCGTGCCTTAGTAGGTATTAAGGATGGTGGTGTCACTGGTTTATTCGATGGCACAATAGTGGCATGGTGGGATAGTTTAAGAGGTAATCAAGAAGCTAAAACAAGGTTATTACTTCAGAAACTTAAAGTTGACGACACACTACTCCGTATTGCTCAGACAAAGGGTGCAATCTCCAACAAGGAGATGGATTTATTCATGTCACCTGCCCCTTCAGTAGGATTAGATCAAGAAAACATTTGGGCAGACTGGATTAATGAGAGAAAACAGGCTCTTCAAAGAATCAAAGCAAGGCTTACAGGTAACATGCAAGTCGTTCCTAGCCAACAGGCCACACAGTCACAAATCATAAATGGTGTAACAGTAACGAGAGTTAAATAAACATGGCTCAGTATCAAATTGGCAATCAAGTCTATGAAATACCTGATAACACACCTACATCGACTGTTAATGAAATACTAAACCAACTTACAAAGAACGTATCTAACGAAAGTAACAGCCAAGGTACTGACAATGCCTTTGAATTTAGTGTTGACCAAGCTCAGAAACTCGGTGGTAAAGGTATCGAGGCCATTGGAAGGCTTACAGGGTTTAAGGGTGTTGAGGATTACGGTACAGGTGTAGTCGAGCAACAGGAAAAAGACATTGCTGCAGGTGGATACAAACCTAAATTTACTAAATCCTTTGCAGACACCTATGATCAAGACGGTGTAGGAGCTGCATTTGAGTGGGTAGGTGAAAAGATAGCCGAGAACTCCGTGTCTACAGGTGCATCCTTAGTCGGTGCAGGTGCAACAGCAGCAGCAGCTTTGTTTTCAGCTCCAGTAGCCTTCGTTTTAGGTACAGGAACACTTGTTGGAAGTGCTGTTTTAGGTACTGGTGAGGTTGCAGGTGAGATAGAAGACAAAACTGGTAGTTATGACCCTGCCTTAGCAGTAGGAACAGGAGCTATTATAGGTTTCTTAGATAAGTTTGGTGCATCTAAGGTGATTCCTAAGGATCAGTTACTTAAGATGACTGTAAAACAGATGGCTACAAGGCTAAGTAAGAAAGGCTACAAAGAAGCAGCTAAAGAACTCATAAAAAGAACAGTAAAAAAAGGTGGTTATGAGGGTATAACCGAGATGGGTCAAGAAAGCCTGTCCATAGGAGCCTCAGCAGCCTCAGGTGGAGACTACACAGGTAAAGAAGTTAAAGACAGACTTATAGACAGTGCCGTTATAGGTACTTCTATGGGTGGTGGTGTATCTGTCGGTACTGATGCAGTAACTGGTACTGTAAACACAGCTAGAAAAGTAAAAGACGGTGTTACCTCAGTATTTGATAAGAAAACTAATGAGCCAAATGACCCTGATGGAGCTACTGAGTTAGCTAAGAGGTTAGACACCATAGCAACATCTAACGACTATGACCTTCAAGACTTAGACAAGATGTCTACTAAGGGTGCAAGAGAAACTGTAGATAAGGCACATATACAAGTAGCTGAAGAACTAAAGCAGTTAGGTAAAGACTTAAAAGAAAGACTACAGGTAACCCCTACTGACGAGCTATCCGTTGTTATCGACAAGGTATTAGCTCAGGCAGGTCAAAGAGAGGCAAGAAACAAGACTAAAAGTACTGTAGGTAAGCAAGAGTTTGACGCTATAACTAGATTAACAGGTGACACACTAGAAGGTCAAAGAATGTTGTCTCTTATGAGGCAAATGAACGAGTTAACTGAGTTACATAACTCAGGATATCAGCAAGGCCTATCTAAAATTACTGATAACTTCTC